TAGGCGGTTTTTTCATGCCCTCCGTGCTTGACGGCAGGGCATTTTTTATGCGCGGGATGGAGACCCGCACGGCTATTTGCACAGGAGGCAAGAACATGGAACTCAAAGACGTATACGCGGCACTGGAGGCTGCGGAAAACGGCGCGGCGATGGTGGAGACCATCAAAAGCGAATTGACGGGCGTCCGGAAGGAGGCGGCAGATGCACGCATCGCCAAGAACAAGGCGGAGGAGGAGCTTGCCGAGATGAAGAAGCAGCACGGGGAGCTCGAAGAGAAGCACAAGGAGCTGGAGACGCAGCTCGGCGACGCGCAGAAGAGGGGCGCGGGTGCACAGACGGAGATGCAGGCACTTCAAAAGCAGGTCGCAGAGCTCGCCAAGAAGTATGAGGCCGCAGAGACGGCGCGCAAGGCCGCTGAGGAAAAGCGCGTGCAGGCGGACATCATGGCGCAGACGGTTGACGCTCTCACCAAGAGCAACGCCGTCGACCCGCAGGAGTTTGCGAAACTCATTGCGCCGTCCATCAAGGTCGCTGAGGATGGCACGTACAGCTACACCAAAGCGGATGGCACGCAGGGCAGCATCGTCGATGGCGCTGCGGAGTGGCTCAAGGATAAGACATGGGCAATTAAGGATACGCAGAAGCCCGGCAGTGGTGACGGCAGGGCGCAGACGGGCGGCGCGGGCGGCACGATGGCAGAGCAGTTCGCCGCTGCGCTTGGGGGATAACGAAAAGGAGTAAAGACACATGGCAATCAATACGCTTGAGATGGCAAAGATTTTTCAGCAGGAGCTGGATAAGCAGATGCTTACGGCGGGCACGTCCGGCTGGATGGAGGCAAATGCCTCGAACGTGAAGTACAGCGGCGGCGACACGGTGCGCATGCCGAGCATTTCCACGACGGGGCTGGCAAAGTACGACCGTGACAATGGATTCAACCAGGGTGCGGTAACCCTTGCCTACAAGGACTACACGCTCACGCAGGACAGGGGCAGGACGTTCCATCTCGATTCGATGGACGTCGATGAGTCGAACTTCATTGCGGCGGCGGGGAACGTTATGGGCGAGTTTCAGCGCCTGCAGGTCGCGCCTGAAGTCGACGCTTACCGCTACTCGCGCATTGCGGCGCTCGCAAAGGGCGCGTCGCACGAGTCTGCGGCATTTACGCCGACGAAGGAGAATATTCTCGGCAAGCTCGACGAGGAGATCACGAAGATTCAGGACATCGTCGGCGAGGACGAGCCGCTTGTCATCGTCATGGCGACGCCCGTGCGCACGATCCTCAATGGCGCAAAGGACGTGACGCGCTATCTTGATGTTGCGGACTTCAAGGCGGGCGCGGTGAACACGAAGGTACGCACCTACAACGAGATTCCGATTCTCTCCGTACCGTCCGCACGCATGAAGACGGCGTACGTCTTTGCCGACGGCAAGACAGCGGGGCAGGAGGCGGGCGGTTTCAAGGCGGACACGGGGGCGAAGTCCATCAACTGGATCCTCATGGCGCGCCGTGCGCCGATTGCGATCTCCAAGACGGACAAAGTACGTATTTTCAGCCCCGATACGAACCAGAAGGCGGACGCGTGGAAGCTCGACTACCGCAAATTCCATGATATCTGGATCCCGAGCAACAAGCTCGCGGGCGTCTGGGTCAACACGGGTGCATGAGGAGGAGCAGCATGACAAGACTTGTACGACTGAACGAGGTGCAGTACGCAGAGACGGAGCATCAGATCGCGGGACTCGTAGCGCAGGGATTTGAAGTGTCGCCACTGGCGGCGGAACGTGTCGCGGAGAAGCCCGCAAAGGGCAGGAAGGAGGGCGCTGCGGCGTCCGAGGGCGATGAGCGTCGTTGACATATTCCGCCGCAATCTGCGTCTTGCTGTCACGGCAAGTGCGATCGAGGTCGCGACGACCGCGAAGATGGATCACCGCTACCAACAGCGGAATGGACGGCTCAAGGATGCGGTGCAGACCGCAATCGGTGGGAGCGGCATGGAGGCGCGTGTGTATCTTGACGGGAACATCGCGCCCTATGGCGTCTTTATCCACGAGGGCATAAGGGCGCATGATATCTTTCCAAAACGGAGGAAGGCGCTGCGCTGGGTGGACGGGAACAAGTTTCTGTTCGCCAAGCGAGTCCGTTTTCCCGGATGGGATCCGGATCCATTTATCTATGACGCCTTGGAGGCGAACCGCGAGACGATTGTGCGCATTTTTGACCGCTATACACAGCGGGCGCTGCAGGAGGTGGCAAATGTTTTTCAGCCCTGACGATCTGAAGGATAAGGACGAACTGCTCGGCACATCGGTGACAGAGGAACTCATCGCCGAGGCAGAGGAGTATCTGCGCGCAGTGGCAGAGGGGCTCGGCGTTGCATGGGAGACCGTGCAGCCGACCTGCTACGTACGGCGCTTCCTCACTGTCTATGTCTTCCGCGAGCTGTGCATACGCAAGAGCTACACGGGGGCACAGGCATGGGGCAGCGGCGGCGCTGACGATAAGGACAGCTATGCGGGGAAATACAGCTTTTACCGCGACGAGATGAAGCGGCTTGAGGCATCCATGACCGCCGCAGCACTCACGGGGACAGCGGTGAGCAGCAGCTACGGCTCTGTAGGACTGCATCGGGGGTAATGAAATGCTCTGGCTAAAAGTTTTGAAGAGCCTGCGCGACTATCTGTATGCGTCAGAGATTGCAGATGCAGTTATTCTCGGCGGTTACAATCCGGGTGACGTGCGCCCCGACGAAAACGGCAAAGGGCTGATCTTTATTCAACGTGACCGCGAGCGCCCTGCAGGTGATGATCTCGTGCAGGATATGCGCGTGCAGATCAGCGTCGATACGTGGGTACAGTCGAGCAGCAAAGACCTGACAAAGGGCTATGAAGCCATCGCACGCCTCGAAGGGGCGCTGATGGATGCGCTGCGGCGTTACGAGCAGGAGACCGTATACATCGCGGACCGTGTACAACTAATGCGGGTACGCATCGTCGAGACAGGTGGCGACGGGGACAGCGTGCGCCCTCTCGTTGGCAGCCGCACGAGCCTTGAGATCATCGTTTATGAGGAAACATAAGGAGGAACGATATGACTAAGCAGGCACGCGGCTACAAGTCCGCAATGGTGATTGACTTTGAGTCCTCGTTCGGAGTCAGTCCCACAACGAAAAAGGGCGTCGCCCTGCCGATGAACAGCAACGAACTCTCAAAGGCGCAGACGCTCATCGAGTCGGACACGATCACGAACACGCGCAACGATACGCAGCCCGCCCTTGGGCGCGTCAGCGTGGACGGGGACATCGAAATGCCTGCGGACTACGTGTCCTCGGGCTATATGCTCAAAGCACTCTTCGGAGACCCCAAGACCACGGGCACCGCGCCGAATAAGACGCACGTCTTTACGGTCAAGGACACACAGCCCTCCATCGTTGTGGAGAAGGCTTTCCCTGACCTCGGCAAATACGTCCGCTACAAGGGCGTCAAGATCAATACGTTCTCTGTCGATTTTGGGCAGGACAACGAGATGATGTTCAAGTTCGGTGTCATGGGCGCCTCGCGCGAGCAGGACGGCACGCCCTATGACGCGGCGGCAAAGGCGGCAAAGCTGCTGCGCATTGCGCAGAACCACGCCTATGTTAAGATCGATGGTACGGAAAGCCGCATCGTCAAGGAGGGCTCGCTTGAGATCAGCGCGAACCTCGACGGCGATCAGTACGTTGTCGGCGGCGGCGGTCTGCGCGGGGATATCCCCGAGGGGCTGATGAAGGTATCCGGCTCTCTCAAGGCGCTGTTCGTCTCGACCGAGTGGATGGACAAGGCGGACACGGGTAGTGCCGCTTCTATGGAGATCGGCTTCAAGCTCGACGCCAACACGTCGCTTGTCTTTGCCCTGCCGAGCGTCCAGTTTGAGCCGTTCGATGCACAGATCAGCGGACCCGCCGGCGTGGTTGTCGATGTGAAGTGGCGTGCATTCTCGGCAGACGGGGCGAGCATTGTCACGGTGACGCTGAAGAATCAGCAGGAAGCATACTGAGGCAAAAGAAAAAGCACCTTGCGGGCGCAGGGTGCTTTTGTCTTATGCCTTGTTTACGCCGAGTTCGCGCATAAGGGCGTTTTGCAGGAGGTTCGAGAAGTTGATGTTGTGCTGCACAGCGAGCGT